GCCTGACCACCCACATGCCCTCGGGCCGGGTAGGCGGGTTTGTCGTGGCCACCACTCGGGTGCGCTGGTTGGGATCGTTCGATCGCGTCCATCCGATGATGAACGTGTACTGGGTTTCGGTGAAGTCGACCAGTTCGTCAAAGGCCTTGAGGTCGTGCGGGATGCCCTTGCGCTTCTGCTTATCCTGCTCGAGCTGGCAGCCACCCATGTCGATGATCCGGCCTTGTATCCGCCACGTTCCCTTCTGGGAGTTGTAGCCGTCCCGGTTGCCGATGATCTCCTCGAACCGGTCAGGCAGCTTATCGGCTTCCTTCGTGGTTCGGCGCAGGACCAGGGCGCGCTTGTGGCTGGTCAGGGAAAGGCCCACCAGCAGGTCTGTCTTGCCACCACCTGCCTCGCCACCGTACAGCAGTTCGTCGGCTTCGCAGAAGTAGGCGTCTGTCTGTGGTCCCGGGTTCGGGATCCAGATCATGTGCTTGGTAGTGTCGCGGGCGTCCTGGACGGTCTTGGAGCGCGCTGCAGGTGGCAGCACGCCCAGGCAGTTGATGTATTCGTCCAGGCTGCCCATGGGCGGTTACTTCTTGCCCTTCTTCTTCGGGTCCATGCGGACCTTGCTGGTGGGGTACGTCGTTGCCCTGCCGATCATCACGGGTTGCTTGAGGATCTTGTCGACGGTGGCGTTGGTTTCAGCAGCGAACTTGTCGACGGCTGTCGTAGCTGCCTGGTCGGTAATGCGTGTCTGCTCTGCCAGTTGCTCCTGGATGATGGCGCGCACGGCAGGCTGCTGGGCGATGATGCTGGGGTGGATGCCAATACCGTCCCGGTCCTCGCCCCAAGTTTGCATGTGGTAGTTGTGGTCGTCCAGCGCACCGGTCAGATGAGCCACGGCGAATTCGGCCTGCTTCAGCGTCTGCTTCGCGCCCTCGAGCCGGCCTTCCAGTTCACGGCGCCGGGCTGTGTGCTTGATCATCCAGTGGCTGGACTCGCTGATCGCATACAGGGGCATCGGGCGCAGCAGGTCGGACTCGGGCGGCACCTGGATGCGGATGCCGAGGTCCGCGGCCAGCAGCAGGAAGTGCTGGCAGCCTGCGCGCTGGTACCCGTACTCCTCGTTGGCGGCCATGTCGACGCCCCACATGCCGATGACGTCCTCCTCACGGTCCAGTCCTTGCGCTGCTCTGGCGTTGCGGTTCTCGAGGATGTCCTCGATCGCGCATGCCAGCATCCACGCCAGGCTGCTGGTGAAGAAGTAGGTGCCGTACTTGGCCAGCAGGTCTTTGACCGGGAGGGCGCGCGATGCCGGGATCTCGGGCACGGCTTCGTACATCCAGACCGGGCACTGCTGCGGATCCCTCTTGGCCATCCATGCCACGTACTCGGGGCTGAACCATTGCTTCTGGGTGTGCGGCTTGCCGATCTCGCCGGGTTCCCACCGGTGCAGTTCGAACCAGGCATTGACCCTGGGCGCATACGGGTACACGCCGGGGCTGCAGCCCCAGATATGCCATGACGGGTCGCCGGTTGGGGCCAGTGACAGGGATGATGGGGCAGAGCCCAGCAGTGAGATCTTCATCGATTGTTCCCCTCCTCAGAGGAATGGTCCGGCACCCCACTGGGAGGATGCCGGCGCATAGTGCGGTTACGCTAGGCCCAGTGCCCGCGTTGGGTTAAGTAGTGGCCTGCATGGCGATGCCATTGACCGCAGTGGATGAGATCATCGCAGGCGCATACAGGGCTGTGGTCACGCCAACCAGTTCAATGTATCCGCCACCGCTGCTGCGGATCGCAGTGGCGCTGGATCCGAGGCTCGTTCCGATGATCGAGCATCCGGTCGCTGCCTTGACGTACAAGGCGCTGTCGGTGCTGCCGAAAACGATTGATTTGCGAATGCCCGGGATCGGTGGAGAAAGCTGGAACACGGGTGTCGATGCTGCGGACGTTCCCACGAGGTAACTGATTCCGGCCGGGGCCATGGCCTTGCCGGTGCTCTCGTTGGTCGTGATGCCCTGACGGAAGTCATCCGGGCCGACCAGGAATTCGACGGCTTTGCTACCACCGGACTGGCCGGTCGAGAGTTGCTGCAGGCCGAGGCGCCGGCCGTAGATGCTGGTGAGGATCTGCGAATTGTAAGGCATGGTGTTCTCCGATTATGTGTGCTTGCCGACTGGCTGCTGTGGAGTGCCCGGGGCGCCGGGCGGCGCTTCTCCTCGGATTATCTTGCCCGGCGCGCACTGAGGCGCGGGTATATCTGGGGCGTTGCTACGCTGAACGACGCCTTCATTTTCAGGTACACGGTGGCAGGGGCTGCCAACGAGATGCGGTAGCTTGGGATGCATCCGGATGACTCGGAAACTGCAGTGGGCGGGAGTATGGGTATAAAGTTGTCGCCGAAAACTAGGCCGGTTCCACTGTTTCCACTGTTCTGGGATATCCCGATATTGACCAGGGTCACCGTTGCACCATTGGCATAGATTTCCCCAACGGCTGTCACGTCCCAATCACCAGCGGTCAGGGCGATGCTGGTGGCGTCACCATAGGTTGTCGAAGTCGGGAAGCTGACCGCAGTGCCAAGCAGGGCCGAGATGACCGACTCGCCGATGCTGCCGGCCGGTGCTGCATCTGCTGCGCTGGTGCCGATCACATTCGATGATCGAGTTCCCTTGCCCGCTGCCGCATTATCGGGCGGCCTCACGGGCGCCACCACGCAAGCGAGGCTTTGCAGGCTGTTTCCGAAACGAGGGAGATGCCGGTAGTGGTCTGGGTGGATCCGATGTTTCGGATCGTGGGGTTGAATTCGCTACCAGTGGCTGCGGTGCTGCTGGTGGTGGGCACTGCTGCTGTGGTGCTGCCGTATCTCACCCAGATATCCGCGTTGGCTGCGAAGGCCACGAATCCCGCGCCTGCAGGGGCATCGAATGCCTGGCCGACTCCCGACGAGAGCACCACGCTTTGCACCACGTCTGGTGATGCCAGGATCTGTGTAGCGTTGACTCCGCCTGTGTTCTTCATGCGCGCGCCCTCTCAGGTGTTCCCCCACCCCATCGCGCGGATGGTACTACCGGTGGCAGGGTTGCACAAGGGCGGCAGGTTATTTCTGCTTCTTCTGGGCCAGCCTGGCGCCCAGTGCCATGGTAAAGGCCACTCGGCGGGCAGCGTCCAGCGTGCTGTCGTCTGTCTCATTGATGACGACCGGCGCCTCGACGTCGACCTTTTCGCGCATGCCGTACAGGGTCTTGCCCAGCCAGATCTGGGCGGTGACGTTACCCTCTCTCACCACCCTGGTTCTGCCGTCCGGCAGTTGTTCGACGTCGCCGAGGGCGTTCCTCACGGTGGCGGCCATGATGCGGGTTTTCAGGTGGGCGTATCCCTGCCTGATTTCCTCGGCGAAGTGCTTGCGCAGGGTGATCAGGCTGATCGGCAGCTTGTTCTTCGGGTTGATGATCAGCAGGCACATTTCGTCCTGGGCGATCCGATACCCGGCCATTGCCCGCACCATGTTGCGCTGCTCGTCGGTGGGATGGAACCCGGTGCCCTCGGGCCGTCCCGGTCCGCGCTTAGGCTTTTCCGCGGGCTTTGGCGACGGCTTCGAAGGTTTTCTTCTCGTTGCCATGGGTTGCCTGCTTTCCGGTCATGTCCTGCCATCGGCGCACGCTGGCGTCCACGTAGTGAGGATCCAGTTCGATCGCGTATCCGATGCGCTTCGTCTGCTCGGCTGCCATCACGGTGCTGCAGCTTCCGCCGAAGAAGTCCAGCACGATGTCGCCCTCCTTGGTGCTGTTCCTGCAGGCTCGGCGCGCGAGTTCCACCGGTTTCATGGTGGGGTGGAAGGCGTGAACGCCAACGCCACCGTGCTCGGCACGGTCGGACTGGCCGGCACCAGCGTGGTGGCTGACGGATTCGCCACCGACATGCACTGGGAATATGTGAGGGCGAAGATCAACTCGGTGCAGGACGCGACGGCAGGATCCACAGGCGGTACGTTCGCCATCGCCGTCACCGTATCAGCAGCCCAGCAGCCATGACCGTCACCACCAACCCCAGCCAAACCGGCATCCCGGCCGGATCGTCCGGCACCACCCGGCAGGTGTTCCTGACCGGATCCGGAACCTACACCACCCCGAACGGATGCCTGAAGATCATCGCCAGGATCAAGGCTGGCGGAGGCGGATCCGGTGGTGGTGCTGATGCAACGGCGAACGGGACCAGCGGCGGGACAGGATCAGACTCCTCGTTCAATTCGATCACGGCAAAGGGTGGAGCCGCTGGAACATCACGGACAGGAAGTTCCGGAACCGGTGCGGCAGCCGGTGGAACAGACGGGACAGGAACGGCCTCGGTTCGCATTGCTGGCCAACCCGGTGGGCTGCAGCAGTACACCTACGGATCATCGACGGCCAACTTCGTTCTGGGCGGTGCGGGTGGTGGACAGGGCGGTGGTGCCGTGTCGTCCGGGGCTGGCATTGCAGGGGTTGCCAACTCAGGCGGAGGCGCATCAGGTGGGGCACCCAACTCTGGCGTCGCATTTGCCGGAGCCTCGGCAGTGCAGGCCGGTGCTGGTGGTGGTGAAGGCGAATATTTTTGCGAAATAATTCATATTAAACCTTTGGGTACATACATTGAACACACTGGCAGTTATTACTCTTACAACGGTATTGATTATTTAACTGAATACTATCAAGTTTATCCAAAACAAATTTTACAAACTATTTATACAAAAGAAGAATAATAAATTAATGAGTAACACCTCTTTAGATATCATTGATAAACTAGATAAACACATTAACGAAACTAATTTATTAGTAGATTATTTTCAAACTTATTTAAAAAATAAAGATATTGATTTAACAGAGCGTTGGAATTTGTTCCAACTCTACGCTCAAACAATGTTCCCTGTGCTTCCAAGACTACGTGAAGATAGTTATTTAGCTTTATCAAAAAACTATATTTTACAAAGCTTGCTAGAACGTTTTTGTTTTAATACTTCACTTGGCGTATATATTGACTTTACAGTAGTATTAGAAGAGTATATTGAAGAAAACTTTTTATCTGAAGATAATCCTGAAATTGTAGCTGCAAAAGAATATCTTTTAAGTCTTGGGGTTGCTGGAGAAGAAATTTACAAATGAAGCTTTTTGGAAATATAAAGTACCCAATCGGATTGGTTGGATAACAAGTAAAGATTATTGGAAGTTTCGTCCTTTTACTAGTACAAAAGATGCTGAAGCCAAAGTTGTAACTATTAAATATTTTTGTTATAAAAGTTCATGGAGTAACAAAAAAGCAGATTTTGATTTTACAGGGTCTTTAGAAAATATTATTATTGAAAATATTCCTACTGGTGACAAATTAGAAGCTGATAAAAAAGAAATTGAAACTACCATGAGTTATGATCATATTGAAACGTTAGAAGCTGATATGCAGCAACTTAGTACCAATGTAAATAAATTAAATATTTTAGAGATTGAAAAAATACCACAAATAGAAAATATTGATTTAATGAAGTTATTTAAAACAGAGAAAAAAGCTAATATTAGCTATTTAGACAATACTATAAATTTTGGTAGCCTTCTTACATTCCTAGATAACGAACCAAGCTTAAGAGGTCAATTTATTAGTTCTAGTTATAATACTTTGAGTAATCAGTATTATATTAATGACTGCTTATTTGATAATGAAATTTATCTCAATAGCTACAAGCCTTTTCTTACCAAAAAATTTATAGAAAGCTTGGATAGTGACACAATAAAAAAGCATGGTGTTAGAGAAGTGACAGCATATAATTCTATTGAGTTACTACTTAAAAATAAAAATAGTATTGATTATAACCAGTATATTAAAAACAATAAAAAAGAACTTACCAATGATTTAAATAAATATCTAGTAAGATTAGTTTTACAAGGTCAAAAAAAAGGTAATTCCTATCTTGTTGATCTTAGAAAGTGGTTATATATAGCAGTTGATAAAAGAGAAATTCATTTTAAACGTACTTTTTTCTATGAGTATATTAAATCTAATTTAGATAAAATTAACTGCCAAATAGAGGCTTTTAGAAAGCTTTCTTTTGATGATATTAAAATCTGTATTGATGACTTTTTGGCAGAAACTATTGATACCAGTTTTGATAAAATAGAAAAAACATTAGTAGTTTAGGCTTTTTGACAACTCTTTTGACAACTAAAAAGCCTTATATTTTAAATTAGCTATTCTTTTTACATGGTTTTTTGGGGTTAACAAAGATTCAAATTATTATGTAAAGCCTATGTAATGCAAAAAACATTCTTTTTATGTCAAAGATATTGATTATTACTATATTCTAGTTAGCTTTACCAAGATTCTTTTTATTGACTACTGCGTTAAGACATTCAATATCATTTTTTACATCAACACTCTTACATTCAACCTAATAAAAAAGCCTCAAAACAGGGTAAGTAAGAAGTTGTATTTTGGACACAAATTAAAAACAGCCTCAAACTATTTCTATGACTTGGCTACCCTGGGTTTTGTTAAATTCACATTAGGACTTTCACATAAAAATAATAAATATGGGTAAATTCTACCAGCACCAGCTCCAAAGATTAGACAAATCGACACACGCCTTATATATCAACCCCCCAAACCATCAAACCAACACACGCCTTATATATATAATCTAAG